CCACTAGATCGAACCCCGTTCCGCTACACCGGTAGCAGACCCCTCTCAAGGAGGGCCACACACCTTCGCTTTCCCTTACCAGTTAAAACTAGCGCATCCCCTTCACTTTACCGTAGGAGTTCAGGCGGCTAACGGGCACACGCCATTTCGGACGTGACCCTGTTCCTTCCAACCTGCCACTTCTACTCACGCACCCTTTCGAGTACGCGCTGGTCAGCAAGAGTGGGAGCCCTAACCTGGGACGTTGTTTACCAACGATTAGAAACCAGGAAAGTCTCAAACACCGTTCCGGTGCCCACCCCGACCTACGTCACATGACACAAGTACACGCTAATTCACCGACCGTCCTCGACCGAAGTCTCAGGTAGTTGTTGACACCCCACACCGGACGTTCACCATATCAGTAGACCCCCGGAGGAGGGACGCGCTGATACTTTAAAACTTCCGAGGGTGCGGTCTCTACAGTGTGTGACGCACATGGAACACAGGTTTCTCCCGTGCCAGGTGCCCACACCCCACTCCCTCGGGAGAACCGACGCCGCCCGAAGACAGACCGGTCTCCCCGGATACAGACCCAACGCCACAGCTGGCGTCTCGACATCCTCAGGAGTGACACCTTGAAGTCACCTAAGTGACCCAAACCCCAAGGGGTCACTCCCTCATCGAGGGACTGCATCCACTTCTCTTCCGCACACGAGTCGCTCAACACCGGGGAGGTCCAGGCGCGCTTCACAGTCTCATGTGAATGGCGAAACGCCCACCCACGGACAACCTCAAGAGGGTGCCAATGAGGGGAGACCTTTTTCCACCCTGGTGGAAGGTCGTTGCACTTCAGCTGAGAAAAACTGAAGCATGGTAAAGGAGGCTCATCTATCTGTTCTAGATAGAAGAGCTCCCTATGCCACCAGCCCGAAAGCCGCAACGCCTTCTCCGATACTCTCATTCCCATCCCCCTTGTCAGGGAGCGACGACACCGAAGTATCGTACGGGCATTCTCACGGAGAAACAGCAGCTCGAACTCCAGCCGCCGCTCTCGCCCCATGCCCGCCGTCATCGACCTCCACCTGGCCGGCAACGACGCAACCCTCTCGCACTCCTTCTCACGAAGGGACCACACACACTTCGGTCTCACAAAGGGGACAAAAGTGATGCGGCGAGCAGAGGCTTCAAAGAGACACGAATTCAAAGAGAAGAAACGCGAACTTTGAAGGGTTTTCCCTTTGCTCAAAACGAGACCGCTCAACCCAACGTTCTCACGCCAACGATCCGCCTCGCTCTCGCTCGCGCGAAAAACGATATCGTCGCCGTTGATCTTTACGGGGACGTCCCGAGGGACGGAGAACTTGAACGTCAGGTAGTTGACGAGACAAAGGAGAGGGAAAGAGAGTAATTGTCCCATAAGCTGACCTCGTGCCTGTTCGCGCACGACACCATCACACTCTAGTAGAGAACTAAAAGTGGAGAGGGCGTGAAGAGCTATCCCCCTGGGGATAGAACGACTCCTCATAATCAACTCGCAGAGGATGGTGCGTTGGACCTCCGAATTCAAGTTGTCGGTGGCGGACTCGTAGTCGCCACTGACAAAAACCTCACCCGTTCGAGTGAAGTCCTTGAATCGAGACGGCGTAGCCTCGCCTCGGAGGCACCAGCTCTGCTTAGAGACAAAATCGTAGAGACACTGATGGAAAGGACGGAGCGCGTTATCCCACCTAGGTGGGATGCTGATAACGCGCCACTTACCATCAGCCAAAACTGCCTCTACTCGAGACACCCCCCGCGGTCGTGGAGCAACAGACTCCGAAACGTAAGAAGCGAACTCCTCACGATCCATCCTCGCCTGCGCATCTAGCCCACGACAGCCCCCACCCCTACGGCCCACTTCGTAACACGAAGTCGTCGGAAGGGTGCTCATGACAACCTTACTCTGATAAGATCTGTCCCAACCAACGGGGAACATCTTTCTCACCGTCCTCCGACAAAAGTCAAGGAAGACGGGGTCTGGCTCACCCTGGGGGGTGGCCATACGCTCAGCGTAAGGAGTCAACGGAGGTGCCTCATTCGGAATGAGCTTCCGAAAGAGAAATAGGGAATGCGCCACCGACATCCTGGTTCGAAGGGATGCACGGCAACGTCGGAGGTCGGACCTCCAAGGGTGGTTACTTTGACCCTCAATAAGTTCCGAACAGAACTTCTTGAGATCGCCAACAGAATCCAAGTAAGGGTAGGTTAGAGAGACACCAAAGGCTCTCTCTAAGGCACCCACAAATACATGGAATCTATCGAAGACACCTGAACACGAGCAACGCGAATGCGATTCACGCTCATGTACCAAACAAACGGTCATACTCCCGAAAAGAGTAAGAACGCTGGAATCCTGGATTT